TTCAAGATTACATGGCGTGTAGAGACTAGAGAAGTTAAGGATCCAACTGGCGGAATTGCAATTGGAATTCCAAACAGGAACACAGTAAACGGGCGCATGCATCTACAATCCACAGGAATACTCATCAACAATTCCGGCGGTCATGCAGTTGGCACTACTACCCTCACAACCGATGGTACTAATGCAGATACTGTATTTACATCAGGTGTCATCAGTGGTGGTGGGGCTGATGCATTTGTTTACAGGGGCAACGGTAACCTGTTAGGAAAAGTCAGCAGTGCAACTGCATCGTCTGTAGTGCTTGCTACTGCTTCTCCTGACTTAGTTGCAGATGATGAAGAACTATTCCAAATATCAATCGATTCACTACCTGAATCGGCTAACAGTCATCTGAAGATAAAGATGAACAAAGGTACATTCTCAAGTAGAAGGAGGGGCTGATATGCCACTATTAAATCAAGGGACAAGATTTGTGATTGACTCACTCAAAGACAGAATTAACCAAGTGGTTTTCGGATTCGGAGGCACATTGGCTAGCCAAGACGACACTGGTGCAGCGCAGCCTGCAATAGTAGTAACTCCTGTTGTCAGAGTGTTGGATGACCATACATTGTCAGTAGAGGCAAAGGTCCCTCTAAGTAGCACCTTCTCCAGTCCTCTGAAAGAAGTAGTCATTCAATACAAGAATCCATCAGATGCAACTGACACCACTGCTATAGCAAGGTATACATACGATTCTATAACTAAGACAAGCAATAACGAAATTGTATTCTCAGCAATTATTGAGGTGACACCATGACGAACCCAAAGGCAGGACACATGGCCGCTGCAGGTATGAGTAGCAGCGCAGAAGGATTGAAAGATGGAGATGGGTTATCATCTCCTAGTTTGACTAACCCATACGAAGGAATACATGGTAACGGTATCATTCGTATGTCTGATACAGCAGTAGGTACTGCTCTAAGAAATAGTATAGCAGCGTCCACACCCGGATTCATAGAAACTGCATCTTCAGGTGTAGTCACTATTCACGGTGGGTGGTGTGTACTAGATGGTGCACTGTACAAGTTTGCAGGGGGGCCGGGTAGCACTCAAGCGATTACAATAGGTGCAACCGGTACAGCCAATTTCAACGGTTCACTTCCAGCAGTTCCGTCTGCAAACAGTGACGTTTTCGTAGTAGTCTACATCTGTTCAGATAGTGGCACTACAGCAAGGATTCGATATGAAATGGGTACGCCAGTCGTACCTTCATTAGGTACCCCACTGATACCTTCAGGTTTCTTGTCTGACCCTTCCATAGGTAATACACGCAGTAATCACCAGTCGATTGTATTGGCTGTGCTCCGCTATACTATGACTGGAGGGGCTGCAAACGTGACTGCTTCTCTAAACGCTACTCCGGTGCTACATGACAGGCGGGTTTTCATTAGAAGTAGCCCTATTTATCTACAGCACATGACAAAAGGTGGAATTACAACAGGAACTGGTTTCCACACTTCTGCTAACGCTATTGATTCGCATCAGGATCTCGCAGCACTCTACGGCGGTAATGAAGCGGGTGATTTGACTGACAGTGAGTATGGGGCTATTTGGCAAAGTCATACCCCTGATTCACATTCTATGTTATATTACGCTGCTTCCAAAACGCTAGGTGGCACGAAGGCAATGCATACGCACAGACTTGGTCCCAATGAAGTAAGCATAGTGACTGCTGACACCTCATTTACCTTCGACCAAGCAAACATATGGTTAGTGAACCCTAATGGAGGCAGTGCCCACGCTACACTTACACCTAGTGGTACATTTCCACCGGGTCATGTGATTGAAATTAGAAACATATCCACTAGCGGCTCCTACAACACGGTGTTCAATGCTAAAACAGACAATGCCTCTGCTGCTGACATCAACATAGCCAATGGCAAGTATGCTAGATTTGCATACGATGGCACATCGTGGCATCTACTGATTCTACAGGCTTGATACTATGGGTAAATTACTCGCAGAACTACAGATAGAATGCGTCAACTGCAACGAGAAAAGCATTCCTCTTGTAATTAGAGGCGTTTACTTTTCCGGCAAAGGTACGACAATTCAGGAATGTCCGATTTGCGGACATATGTCCAAATTGGGTGAAAAGTCACTACCTAAATCTAAGTCTAGCAAGGCCCGCAGGTTTCCCTACGGGCGTTTTGCTAGAGAATTAGTTACTGCTTCTAGGCAATAATCACTCGCCACGCTTGCCGATGATGTCATCGATGCGTAAGATGCTGATAGTGACTTCACTTGCAGACTGAATAGCCTGCTTGACTAGATTCAATGGCTCCCATACATCGGCCTCTTTCATCGATGTAGTCCCTCCATCCTCGATATCGGGTCCGTAATCGATGTTGCCTGACAGATGCTCATTTCTGAGTGCCAGTACAGTGTCCAGTGGATCGTGACCTGCATTCTCAGCGATAGTAGCAGGGATTGTCTCTAGTGCGTCTGCAAAGGCATCGATAGCCATTTGAGCACGGCCACCAATCTCTGCCGCTCTGCTTCTTAGATTGATAGCAGAGTTGAGATATGCTGCGCCTCCACCCGGTACGACTTCAAGAGTATTGTATGCCAAGCACACTACACCAAGAGCATCTTCAAAGCCACGCTCGGTTTCATCGAGTGTCTGCTTAGTAGCACCTCTGAGGATGAGAGTAGTAACTTCACCCTTACCTTTGACTACAACATACTTCATGTCACCAATAGTGGTGCATTCGACATCTGCATCGACGGCATCTCCTAAGTCTTCAATGGTGTGAGCCGCTGCTGTGTTTAGAAGCAGGCCAAGTGCTGTTAGGTCACTTTCAGACAAACGCTGCACTACGCTGATACCAGCCTTAGCCAGTGTAGCGGCGACCACTTCATTTACATGGTCTCTGACAAACACTGCCCCGCCTTCAGGAAGACGCTCGATGATAGCCTCTGCTTTCTTGACCCAAATATCCCTAGTCGTAGTTTGTTGATACTGCTGATATTCTGCAGCAGAGCCGAGTGATACCTGTACGTTGTCTTCATTCTTCTTGTTACTGAGTCCAGTATTGATTAGCAACGCTTTACCCTGTACGGTTGGCATTGCAGGTAGCATGAATTCCTTGTGTAGTACCACACCGGAGAAGCATGTTGAATCTTCAAGTCCTCCACCGGGCTGACACAGGACACGGATGCGCTCAAAATCGCCTCCGGCCAACTCTGCGGCCTTGACACATAGTTCACTGACGTGCTCCATGGCAGACTCTAGTGACTTACCTGTAATCGATGTCTGAGCCACATGCTTTAGATGAGGCTTGGCTGACTCTGATAGTGATTGTATATGCTCTACAGCCCACTGTGCTGCTTGTCTGTAACCTTTACAGATTACGTTGGGGTGTAAGCCCTTTTCAAACAGTGATTCTGTATTACTCAGTAATTGACCTGCCAAAACAACTGTGCTAGTTGTACCATCGTAGCACATGCTTTCTTGTGTGTTAGCGGCTTCGATAATCATCTTGGCACCGGGGTGTGAAACGTCAAGTTCCTGTAGAATTGTAGCACCGTCATTTGTTACAATGACATTGCCACCACCGTCTACCATCATCTTGTCCATTCCCGCCGGACCTAGCGTCGTTCTAACCGTGTCTGCGATTGCTTTCGCAGCACGAATGTTCAGGCTCTGTGCTGTCTGTTGTTGCTCTCCATTGTTTACCATTCTACATCAAACTCCATCGGTATTTCTTCATTTCTCAATCTCACCCTTATATCACCTGCGTCGCTACAACGCTTAACTAGTGCGAGTATCATATTTGCATCAGATATGCATTCTTGTATTATTTTGGCTTCACTGCCCTTTTGCCAAACGGGGGCATATATCTCAGTGTGTAACTGAGAGGACAAATCTGTGTCATTAAGATTTATTTTATGACCAGTCAGTGCCTTTAGTTCATCATCTATGTTTATGATATGGTTTTCAATATGGTCTATGATATCACTAGGTGTAAGTTTAGTGATTCCTGACCACGATAGTGTAAGGCCGTAATCCTGAGTATTCTTCAGAACTAATATCCCACCACTATCTACGATTGTAGCCATTTCATCTTGTATTCTTGAGTATCTAACAGGCTTAGAATTCGCATAAGATCGATGACTGGTGTATACAGACAAATAATTGTCCCCTGTAATCACCACTACTTCGGGAGCGTTTACCATGTGCGAAAATTCGCTACCATATGCAAACACTACGAAGTGCTCTCCTTTCATTCTTCTTCACCTGCTAGTGTTTTGATGCTCTCTTGCATTGCACCCATGCAGGCTAGACAGAAGTCGCAGAAATCTACTCTAAGAAGGCCAAAATATCCGCTGATTCCCTCCTCTTTGAAGGTAAATTCAGCGTTACACAGTGAGCAATTTTTCGTTGTCACTTACTGGCCTCCTTATTTCTGTGTTCTTTGAGCAGCCTTACGTACTTACTTTTCCCCTCACGGGTTTCCTCAAACAGACTTTTTCCCGCTTCGTTGTATTTGTTATTGATTCCGGGCATACTACTCAGATTCTCGTTTTTACCGAACATCTTCATAACTTCTACTTTCTTTGCCCATCCCGGCCCACGATTGTCATTGAAGTCGTATTGCTCACACCGCCAATAAGAGGATTTCCAACTGGCTTCTAGTTTCCTCTTGGTAGCACTTGCCATGCCTACTTTAACTTCGGATTCAAGCCAGTCAATTAGATTGTGATATAGGTCATACAGTATTTCTTTAGCCATGTCAACATGGTCGCCTGTAACGACCCATACACCCTCTATCATAGCCATGTGATGTGCCAATATGTTAGTGTAATTCTGTAATCCCATGATGAAAGAAGCACACACACCCTGTTTCTTAGGGTCCATGTTTTCTACTAAATCATAATAGTCATCAATAGCCTGATGCAATGCCGATCTATACGATGCATCGATTTCAAACATGTCATACATAGCATTCATAGTCCAACCTTCTTGTAATTCACGAGTAGATTGAATCCATTCGTCACCGCTTATCCCATTGATATCGAGAACTCTTTGTTTTAGACGTGTTTGGAGATTGGTGAAGAATTCAACTACCTCCTCGTAAGATATTTCAAATTCCACTTTGTTATGAACAGCGTCTGCTAACTCGTGAGCAATGTTTCTCTTCATTTCAAGTGTCCAGTGTCGCCAGTAAACCAACACTCTTTGGAAGATACCCTTGTCTAGTACGTGTTCCTTTATTCCCTGTGGAGGGAATGTAGTAATCCACAATGATACAAGAGATTCAATTGTAATAGTACCATCTTTCAAGTGCTTTGTCAGAAAGTTCCTACCTGTACCTGCAGCGTTTAGTGCTGATTGTAAGAATAGTACAGTTTGCTCTGAGTGTTGCGTCGGTTTTAGGATGATTGAACCTTCATCGAAGTTCATTCCTTTCGCCCCTGCTAATACACCGGGAGTTTGAATCAAATTGTCATCACTATCTCTGCTCCAAGACCCCACCATAGCCGCATCTGTACCTGTCGTGTAGTCTACACAATCTATACCTACGTCCTTCATGACCTTTTGAATAATTTCAAACGCTACAGATTTACCTGTCCTAGTATCTTGAATCCAAAACATGCTTACTCTAGGGTCAATGTTAGATGCTCCTATAGGCATCCTGACAAACGGTAGAGCCACCTGCCCTAAAATGAAGAAAAAGGACAATAGTCCCGGTATTTCGTTATCTTTCGATACTTCCCTAAAGTGTTCCAAATACCCTCTTAGAATTGGGTATGTCTGCATGCATTCGTAGTGTTCAACGCTGTGGTCTATCATATCTTTCCTCTCCCTTTGCTATATTTGCGCTCTACTCTTACCGGTTCCTCGCTCGTTAGAACCTCGATTAGTCGCTGTCGCAGAACAGAACCCATCCCTTTCACCTGTTTAACGGATTCGACGTGCAACATCTCTTCTATGCTACCACATCGCTCTAGTAACTTTTCGACTAAGTCTTGCCCAAAACCGGGCACTGCGAGCAACATGTCCGCTCTAACATCGTTAGTGCTGACTCTTGTTATTGCCTTTGCACCGTGACTAGATGCAGATGTGTGTAACTTTGAATGTAATTTCGTAATAAACATGGCCGCTTCGCTGTAGTTGTTGGCTCTCCATACGTGACAATCGAAATCTGCCATTATACGGGCAATGATTCCTGTAAGCGTGTTGAGTGATTTAGAATAGGTGGTTTTTCTACCCTGATTGTTTGCTATTTTGACATACTTTGCTAGATCTCCGTGGATTACTAGGAAGACCCTCTGACAATTAGCGTCTAAATTTTCCATTTGGCGCATCAAGTGCCCTGAGTATGTAGATTGAAACAAGTCAGAGATGCTTTTACACTCTATATGTCCATCTCCGGCTTTGTAGTCACCCATGCCCTGCAGAAACGCCTGTTTTACAGGTATTCCCTGCCTCTCTGCTGCTCTAACTACAGCATCTTTCAACGGGCCTCTTTCATTGGAGTCAATTATGAGAGGTACTTTCATTTATATTCACCTCATTCAATTCCCAAACACAGAGCCTCACTCTAAAACCCTGTATAGAGGCCTCATCTACATGACCCACCTTCCTAAAATAAGGGTACTTATTCAAAATTTGAGCAAGTGTACCTTTTGTTGGGTTCTTTGAATAGACCCGCCCACCTCTTAATTGAATTTGATTTTGCATAATTGTGTATATCTCATTAGTCGACAATTTGTCACCGTTTTCTTCAAACGCCCTAAATATACGCTTGACTGTGTTTGTTATAGGATAATTAATTTTATTTTTTGTCATTCTATAGCCCCCGTTTTGTCCCAATATCTACATTTACCCATGCACAGTCCTTTGGACCACAGCATACTGCAGGTTTGAGGGTAATCTTTACCGACAATTGTACGGACCTGATAACGGGTAATACCTTCGTCGAAATCAGCCCATTGTAGGCTTTTTATGAAGGAAACAATTTTCTCTGTATGAGTAGTAAGTATGTCTGAATTGAATCGCTCTAAGGGCAAGAAGTGCCTCATCCGTTTTGCTAGATATTTCACCAATTGTACCCTAGAATCGTGACTAGGGTTACCCCCTACATGACACGCTGCCTGATTGAGGCAGGGTAGTATAATTACGCCATCCATCTTCAGTGTAGGTAGGTCTAGTGGTGCAGTATTCTTTTGGAATACGCCCTTCTTTTCACCGGGCTTCTTTACCTCCAATTTGATGCCATTTTTACCATAAGATATGACACCACTCGTAGGTTCTAAGGCCTTTTCAAGTATGTGTCCCATGCCACTTTCTAAATCCTCTGTATTCAGAGGGACACTCCAGTAACCACGCTTGGCGTTATAGGAATTAGGAATACGAATCAACCCACTTGTGTCGAATGGTACTGCAGGGTCAGAACAGTACAGATTTAAGTCCTTTATCCAGTCATTTACTCTTCTCATACCAGCCTCTCTGATAGCCGATAAGTGAGAACCACTAGCAGGAGTGTATGTTTTAGACAATGCTATCCATATATGGAAACCACCGCCGCTGAACCACACACCATGCTCTATGTCTTTCTCTAGTAATTCTTTGTGCAGCCTTAGAGCCTGTGATAGAGGTACATCTAGTGCTACATCGGGGCGACTAGGGTTAGTGAAATCTTTAGGATCGAAATCCAATACAAAGTGTCTGATTATCGGAGTTTGTAGGTTTACTCTCTTATGATTGGGGGCTTCTGTGGCACGATATCCATAGACTGTAGTGTATGCGTTAGATACGCCATTTTTACCTGCCCAATATCGTTCAAATTCAGTGCTATTCCGCACTAACTTTCTGAAGCCCTTTCCTTTCTCTGTGCTTAACTCTAATACTTCTCTTGGAAAATCAAACTGTACATACATTTCACCACCTCGGCCAATAGTGCTCACCGCCCGGTTGCCAAGCGGGGCAATCTTCAGTAAAACTGCACCAAGCACATTTACCTTGGTGTGGTTTAGGTGGGAAATGGTCGTTAAAGTAGGCCTCTAACAAAGCGTCTACTTCCTTTTCCAACTTATTTGAATATGATTTGATAACCCTTTCATGCGACCAACTATCTACGAACCTAACCCCTTCCATGTCTTCTCCACATGAGCCGTCAGGGTAGAACCAGCCCCAGTGAGTTACGTTCTGCAGGGGGTGGTCTGCCATCTTGAGTAAATCAACATAGAATGCCATTTCTTTGCGCATTCCCTGTACTTTGTATCTGTCATCAGCCCACTGGTTCTTCTTCTTGTCCCACTTCTGTTTCCATTTACCCGTCTTCAATTCCATTAGACTAATCGAGCCATCTTCGTTTTCAAAACCACGGTCAATCATACCTGCAAAGTGTATAGGGACAGTGTGTATCTTCCCATTGTGGACAAAACTACGTTCTGTAAATACATGAATTTCGTCTTCATTGATGACTGGTAAGAAGTGCTGACCTTGTGTGGCTTCTAGCCGATCTAACTCCCACTCTAGTCTTTTGAATAGTATTTCTTCTTCTCCTAGAAGATAAGGTTCTTCGGGCTTAGGTAGACTTTTCACGAACAGGGAGAATGCTTCTTCTCTCTTCTTATCGTTTAGTAATTTGAGGACTTTATCTAAGTTAGGCCTAACATAGACATAGAACTCCTCCATTGCGTTGTGTACATTTGTACCCTTGCGCATTGCGTCGGTTTCGGGTGTTTTTCTACCCTCTCTGCGCTTGAAATGATATTGTTGTGGACAGAAATCGAAGTCGCTTGTCAAACTAGACTTAGTGATTCGTAAATGTAATTCATGTCCCGGTTCCCACTTGTATGTGGACTTCTTGTATGCTTCAAAATCTCTTGTCATAATATCACCAATACCTCTTTGGTCGTGCTGCGCCCGAAGCCGCCTCTAAGTCCCATTCAAGGGCTTGGAATATCGGCTTGACTTTGCGCTTAACCAATCTATCAACCATTTTCTCCCAGTCGGGTGTAAACCCATCTAGTTCAGATATGTCCTTGTAACAGACAATATCTGTAGGTGCGGCCCAGTCAGGAGAAGCGGCAACATACACCCACGGTACACTGTCACCTTCATCAAACTTGGGCTGGTTGAATCGCCCCGCCATATGTTTGTTGTAATACACTGCCGCCTTAGCACCCAAGGTTGGTTTGGCGTAGTCTTTCAATCGCTTGGATATTCTAGTAACCCCAGTGACATCTTTCAATTCGACATTTGCCTTCTGTATCTTGAGTGCGATTGGCCTAACATGGTCTATCACATCTGCTTCTGATGCACCTTGGCACACCAAGTTTAGCACATCTCTCTCTAAGTTGCGAGAGATAGGTGCAAGAGTGGAAATCTTGCCAAATCGGGCAGATTTAGCCTTGCCCTCATCTTCAGGGGGCCAAGAGCATATACCGTAGTAGAGATTTTTCCCCGCTACTAACCAGTATGGCATATATGCCTCAAACTCCACGAATAGGTGACTTGCATTGAGATCGACTTGTACCTTGTCTGTCAGATGCTTGGCTAGTGCCGGTGCTTCATCGAATGGTACACTCACAAATGCCGAATCAGTGTGACCGTACAGGGCCTCGTAGCCCTGAGCCTCTGATTCCTCCATTAGGAACTTGATTGCCTCTCTACCACAGGCTGTGATAGCATTGGCTATGTCGAAGTCACACCAGCCCCAGTGGGCACTGGCGACCATACCATATAGGCTCGCCATCACCCTTTTGGTAGCAAGTTGCATTGTGTTCCAGCCAGCCCTTTCAGTTGGTGTTTCTGCTTCTCTCATTTTACGCTTATATTCGTCACGCAGTTCAAACATTTCTTCTACAATTTGAGGCAGTAGGCCTTTCTTGGATTGGTCCCACTTTGAGCCGTCAGGTAGTGTGTGTATAGTCATTAATCATCACCTCTTACTTGAGTTTCCCACGATAGGTTGTGGCTCAAAATCAATGAGGGGTATAGCCCTTTGTAGTCTACACAAGCCACGCCTTCGTACCTGCCCGGTTTGGGCGGAGGAATGTATGCACCCTCGTAGTCCTGTTTCTCCACATCAGGCCTTGTAGGTGCCTTCCAGTGTGTGCGCCTACTGAGCAGGCCACGAGCGAATCTAGTTACATTGTGGCATGAAGTGAATGTCACACCACATATGCGTTGTAATGATAGGAAGAAGTTTAGAACATGGTTTTCTTCATCCATTCTTTTGAGTAGTAAAGTATCTTGCATACAGTAGTCGCAGTAGTCATCAAATCTTTCTCTCCATCCTGTAAATACATCCATGTCAAACTTGCCACCGTAGTCTAATACATCGGGGCCTGTAATGTGGTCTAATTTTCGACTGGCTAACTGCGGTTTGCCGCTGTCCTTCCATACACGCTCAAAGCCCGTACCACTGTCATAGGGTGCTGCTGTATCAAAGCATAGTCTACCTATGATTGGCTGGTCTGTGTACTTGTAGCCACGCTCGTTCTTAGGCGGGCGTAGTACACGCCCAAGTGGGCTGAGTCGCCTAAACTCATCTAGTCTACGAACTAGGTGTGGTAAATCTGCCCACATGATAGCGTGGGCTACGAGTATGTCAGGGTTGCATTCCTCTAAGTAATCCAAAAAGGCACTGTGCATAGATTTCTCATCAGTGTAAAATAAACGCTCGTAACTAAACTCGACATCTTCGTACTTTACATGGCGTACTTCTTTTCTAACGAAGCCCTTTTCTTCTATCTCGGCTGTTTCTTCGCTCCAGCAAAATGTGACATTCCGATTGTTGTAATTGTCTACTACAGACATTACAGTAGTGAAATCCTCATGCGGATCCCATTCCAAGTCAAAGTGCCATACACGGGGTTTCCATTCCGGCATCTCTTGTATCTTGTCTATGAGGTATCTGTCCGTCAGACTCAGGTCAGCCTCCCATGTTTTGCCGAACTCCTTCTGCATGTTCCTTAAATCAGATTGCCTGTAAGCGTACACCTTCACTAAGCCCTCTTCTGTCCTTAGTGCCGTAGCAGTGTCATTCCGGTCTATGCTACTACCATAGTAGCGACCCAAGACCCTATTTACAATACGGTCACTAGTGTCGGCTTTAATCCAAAAGTAAGGCTTGAAGTCGTCAATGTGCTCCTCTATGAGGTTGCCCTCAGAGTCACGCCACCGCTTGTATATGTGTGCATGCTCTTCGGGGTCAGGGTGATATGAATTGATAATCACTTTTCCCCCTCCAAACACTCGCAATCATTACACCCACCTTCACCTTGATAACTCTTGCAATGTGGACAAAGTGGCTTACCCTTGTGATAAGGTATGTCTTTGCCACAGATACATTGGTTTAGATTTATCAGCAAGTTATGCTCTACAGGCCACACATTACCGTAGGAATCCCTGATATAATGTGACATCATTAATCCTCCTCGTATTCTTGGTCCATCACAACTAACAGGAAACCAGTATCACCTTGCTCTATCACAAGCACCGTTTCATTTCCAGTGTGGAGATTGAGTGGCCCCGGTGGTAGATTAGACAGAAGTGCTGGTAACCAGTAAGCAAACGCTGAATTCACCGTATCGTTGTTAGATTCACAATTAGTAACAGGTACACGGACAAACATCTTACCTTTAGGCTTAGACCCTGCACTGACAACGAATTCTCCCGAAGGATCGAATGCTGTCTTACAAGAGAATTTCCCCCCGATTACCTTATCGAACTGCGCTGCTGGTGCAAAGTCCTCGCCATTGACTATACCATGACAGTCTAAACTAAACGATGCCCATTTTTGCCACATATTCTTTTCACCTTCATTCACCAATCTTTCGATTAGAGGCAACTGCTTCTGAGTAGTTAGGTATGATGATGTCGGCAACTGTAGTGTAGACTTACCACAGGCTACATGTAACACTGATGTTTTACCCATCTGATTGATAGATACTTCTCCAGCCTTTGTAGCCTTCAGAAACGCAAGTAACCTAGAAACATCGCTAACTGCAATGTCACCTGCTTCTGCATCTCTGACGTTGATTCTACGCCTAAGATAGTGGGTGTCTTTACCCACTGCTGACTCGACATAGTCATCTTTCACTCTGAAGACTATGTCCGGCAACTCCTTACCAAACCCAGTAATGAACTGGGTCAATTCCTTATTATTTACTTTGAAACTTACCATATTATCACCTACACAGGTGGGGGAAGCGGTTCGTGGAAAACAGATAGATGAGAGAAATCGGAAACCACTATTCCCGGCTACAACCTTTTCCGCTTATTATTGGGCAAACCCCGGTGGTGTGTTGTATCAAAGAACTCCTTCTCTTAGTTCAGCAAGCCCATGCCATTGCGCAGGCTCGCCCTTCTTAGTGACGAAGTAAAGCCTCTCCTGACCCTTTAGGTCAGAGTTAGTCTTTTCTTTGAAGAACTCTGCTGTGTGTCTGATTTCGCCTGTTTCCTTACCATCGTCACCACGCACCTTGTTAGCGTGGCACCAAATGATTTGGAACAGGTCGTTGTTTGCGCTCTTTTCCCATGCGAACTTCCAGCCGTCGAATCCGACCTTACCATCCTTGTCCTCTTTGAGGTGGGTTTCCCAGTATATGTCTACACCGAGAGCGTTTAGTTTCTGACACAGTGCTGTCATTTGTTTGAATCTAGTGGACCTGATGCTCCAGTTCCAGCCGATACCTTGGTTGACTTCAACCTTAGCAGCACCGACTGCATCTTTCGCATTGTTGTCCTCTAGATCGAATATCTTCATGTTGTTCATACAAACTGAATCCCATTGGTCTACAGATGTAACCAAAAGAGTGTTGAGTTTCCTACCCTCAAAGTCAGCCTTAGTCTGTTTCTCTGCATATTCTACAGCGAATCGCAGTAATTCCATCATACGACTGTGTGTTGCTGGGTAGTCGTAAGCAGTACGGTCAGCAGTTTGGAAAACCCAAGGTGACCACACTCTGATACGCTCATCTTGGCCGGGGTAGTGTGCTTCTTTACAAGCCATTGCCCCGTTATCGAAATCGATTGCCCAAAGCATCCCTTCAGGATATCTGTGCATGTGTCCATCAATCACGATACCGGACTTACCGGTACCCTCGTGTCCAACTACTCCACACATTATCTTGCTAGGTCTCATCCTGTTAGGGTTGGTCTGCTGTGCAAACTCTGCCTCCAAACTAGGGAAGTTGCTGTTAGAGACAGGCGTAGGAGTTTTCACCTCTACAGCCTGCTTGTCTACTTCTGCTGCTTCCGCTTGGAAAATCGCTTCTGCTCTCTCTTCTTCTTTCTTTTTCATTGCTCCAAATCCTGCCATCAGTATTCATCTCCGTTGTTTCTAAATTGGTCTATGCTAGTGTCACCGCCCTTGGCACCCGGCCTCGCTGTACGAGATGGTACATAGATGCCGAATGCCGTCAGGCTTGGTGTTGTTTGGTCGTTATACACACTCATGCGCACTCTACCAAAGATAATCACAGGTGTTTTTTCTGCATATGGTTGCCATTCGCCATAATTGTCCTTGAACTCAAATGGGTGGCTGTCATCATAAACTCGACCCGGTACCCATACAGTCACTTCAGACATGGAAGAGTCCCTGCCATACTTACGCTGCACACTAGGGCTGGTAACGCTGAGTCTGAATGCACGACCAGTTTGGTCATACTCGTTATCAGATGGTTCCTTGTTCAATCTGCTGACATATCCCTTAGTGATAATAGTCGGGCCGTAATAATTACCGTTGCTACCCTGTATCTTGCGCTCATCGTAGGCTTCACTCAGTTCGTCTAGTTCGACGAATGAATCATGCATACCCTTGCTGACTAAGAACTTCTCAGGTCGCAGTAGTACTCTGTCTTCTTCATCCACGAATGTGTCTGTGTAAACCATAGTCTTGCTAAAGTCTCTATTAGTGTAGACTGTATCTGAGCCTTCTTTCTTAGCCCTGATTACTTGACATGTAACCGGTCTACCGAACTCGTATTCCTCAGTCATGTTGTTACCTGTCAAAGATACACGCCAAACGCTGATATCTTTGTTGAAGTCCTCTTTGGCATTGCCAAGAAGATACAGGTTGCGCACTTTGCTTTCAGGTGCTATAGGTGTACCCTTATCATTCATCAAACATATCAGATCACCATCGACCTGTAGTCCAAACCAAGGTAGTCTGTCACCATCAATGCGTTCCTTTGTTGGCTCACCATTGACATGCCATACCCCATCCTTTGCTTTTACAATACCAATCAAGCCGTTATCTATGGCTTGGCTAGAATTGTTCCTGTATGCCGAAATCGCTGAGTTTCTAAGATTCTCTCTGTAGTCGTTGATTTTGTCATCTATTCCTACAAATTGCCCTACGAATGTTACAGTTTCACGGCTGCTACCGCTGCTACCTAGATTGCGTGTTTCAAGTGTAAACATCTCTGCCCACTCAACCAGCAAATCATCATCTTCGTCTTGCCAATGGTCTACAGCAAACTCCTCGCCTATCCAAGCAAGGTATTCGTTTACTGCCTCTCCTATCTTCTTCTGTGCTCTCTCTGCATATCCTTCTAGGCGTTCTAGTACACCTTCCGGCATTTTTCTCTCTTCGTTCATATTTTTTCCTCCTTGTTTTTCCTTAATTTTGCTACAAAGTAGTCTACAAAGGAATCATCATCGTCCGGCCACATATTTGCTAACAAAATGAACTCTCCATAAGTCAGCATAAATGCATACCAATCTTCTTGACTTTCCTCCAGTAGAGTTCGCCCTCGATGCCTCAGCCCTATTAGGGTTGCGACTCGACTGTTTCCCTCTCTGAGGTTGTTTTTCAAGTGTAATGCTAGTCGTTGATAATTCTCACCGATGTAACTGAGTGCTGCCTTGTTTAGGCTCTCAGTGTTGCTTTTTAGTTTCTGCAAAAGGCCATCATCCGTCTTGGGTGTGCCCTCTAAAATATCGATGCTTTGTCTCAAACTTCCGTTGGTTAAACGGTTCAACATAGTATACTGTTCTAACCATGGTTCCGGCAGGTTTTCTGCTGAATGTATCTGAGTTAGTTTATCTCTCGCCTCTTCATCTGTGAGAGGCTTGAATCTGAATGTGAGGCATCTGTCTCTAATTGCTTTGTGAATCGGAGAGATGTCATTGGCTGTTAATATGAATATAGCAGTTTTATGACTATCCTCCATCACTTGCCTCAGTGCCTTCTGTGCCGCAGGTGTCAAAGAGTCTGCCTCATCCAGTACGAATATGCGCCTCCTGACTCCTATTCCCTTCTGCTTAGCCATGTGTTTTAGTTCTCTGACGAAATCGATACCACGCTCATCACTTGCATTGGTTACAATGAAGTTGGATGGATCGAAGTAGTCACCATACAACTCCTTGGCTAGTGCATAGGCTGCGCTGGTCTTACCTACACCGGGTGGTCCTACATACAGCATGTTTGCTGGTAGGCTACCTTTGGCTAGCCAAGACTTGGCTGCTTCTTTGAATTCTTTACAACCTGCTAGGTCGTCTATTTTGTTCGGTCTGTATTTTTCTCTCCATACTAACATTCTGTCACCTCCGCATTTTGAAAAGCGGGGTCATTCTCCCATAATTTTCGACACTGATGAGAACAGAGGTTCCTGTGCCAATAAATATGATGTTCATACTTAATTTCCTTCGCTTGCTTTTCAGTCAAATTATTTCTCTCAACATGCCACTTCTTTACTTCTTTTGATAGTCGGTGAGTAAACAACGGCTTTTCACAAACCCAACAGTTCATGCCGTCACCTCCACGCCTCGCACCTTGCATATCTCAAGGTATTCATCAAGCAATTCACAACCGAGACTGTTCCGCCCCAATTCTTCAGCGACAATGCAAGTTGTCCCTGTGCCTAAGAACGGGTCAAACACCAAGTCGCCCTCATTTGAATGTGCTTTAATGATGCGTTCAACGAGAGCCTTCGGGAATTGGGCAGGATGGTTGTATTTCATTTCAACCGCCCCTGTTCCGCCGACAACACGCTTAATTTCCCATACATCACTCGGATTCTTGCCGAGTGGATTGTTTCTCTTGTCAAACGCCTTCCACTTTTTGACCCGTACATTGTCAAGGTTGAAGGTGCAATTGTCGGGGTCTTTGGTAAGCCACATGATGCGTTCCGTCCTGTGGGTGTAGCGCAATTTGTAAGCCATGCCGCCGTAGTATCGCCACACAATCTCTTGCACCAACTTCAAGCCATGCTTGTAAGCCAGTCGGTGATAGAGATAAGTCAAGGGTAGCGTTTCGTTGCGAGCAATTTTAGTGTAGCCAACATTGAGCATCATCGTTCCTATGGGTGTGAGGACTCTTGCGGCTTGCTCAACCCATTGGTCGGCAAAGTCTTCGTAGTCCTCAAACGATGCCCACGATTCGTAGGACTTTTCTGCTTTGTAGGGTGGAGAGGTGCAAATCAAATCCACACTTTCTGCATCCATATCCTTCATGTGGCTGATGCAATTGGCCTGTACCGCTTCACACCTCACGCCGTCACCTCCACGCCTTGCCACCAACTAGGGGCAGGTGTACCCTTCTCCCACTTGGCGAATTGCTTGGAATGGTAGTAGGCTCGGTATGCTTTGACCGCATCATCGTCACGGTATTCATCGGGCATGGCTTGTGCAAATGGTGTGAGTTCGGTCTGCGGTTGAGGCCAAGCGACAGCGATACCTCCCATGTCAGCGATTGGTTCTTGAC